TTGCGAAGCATGTCCGCGTCCGACGGGCGCTCCGCGCTCGCACGGGTCTGAACAGCCTCGGGCGCACGAAGCTCAGCCGCACGCGCCTCGCGCTCGGCATCCTTCGTCAGACGCTCAATGACAACCGACCGCTCGTCGAGGTCGGCGTTGATCCGGTCGTACTTCGCCTGCTCCTCAGCCGTAAGGTCACGGCTCTCAGAAGCAGCGTGGTCGAGGAGCTCCTTCGCCTGCTCCCAGGCGTTCATGCGGAGCTCCTGCTGCCGCTTGATGTAGTCCTGCATAGCGCACCTCCAAGGTGGCATAGATAGGTTGATTTGATTTATGCCGTCCCGTGGTTAGGGCGTGGCAGTCCCGTGGTTAGGGCGCATACAAAAATGTTACCCCACGAAACTGCGAAAAATCAGAGAGGCTTCTTCGCCAGCAGCTCGGAACGCTTCCGCTTCAGTTCAAGAAGGTTCGGCTCGTCAGGCTTCGCATCCTCCGGCTTGTCGGCAAGACGCTGAAGAACGTCAGCAATCTCATCTACAGACATTCCGGTGCGCTCGCACACGGCCTCCAGACTGCGAACCGCAGCGGAGGTCGCCTCGTAAGCCGGGAACCCGGTGACGACCGAAACCTCGTGGAGGGTGATTTCGCGGAGTTCACGGCGCGAACCATCGTCAGACCACGAATCGCCGCCACGAGGGACGGTGAAACCGAAGGACATGGAGTCCACGACGCCGCGGCGCATGAGTTCCTTCAGGTCGCGGGCGCTCTGCGTGTCCGGCAGATCGGCCTCAACGCGAAGACCGCGCTCGTCCTCCTCCAGCCGGAGGGTGCCGGAACGCTTCTACGCGAGAACCTGGCCGGAGTCGTGGTTGATGAACAGGCGCACATCACGCTTCGACCCGAGGGTCTTGCGGAACGCCCCCGGCATGATGCGCTCAACGAACGGGAGCGGCTGGGAGTCAGAGTTGAATCGTGCGGCGTATCCGACAAACGTGTTGCCGTCGCCGGTCGCCCGCATCTCTGCGGTGAACTGACGGAACTCAACACCGGAGTCCTTGGTGCGCGGCTCGACAGGAGGAACCACGGCGCGATCCTGCTCTTCCTTCACCTGCTCTGCCCTTCTGTCGAACCATGCGCGAGCGTCATCGTACCGCTCGCTTGTCGGAATACCCCACAGGTAATGGGCAACAGCACCCGGCGTTGGGAAACCATCCTCCCCAGGCTTTGCACCGTCCGCGCGCAGGTCAGGCTCATGCCGTGCGGCCCACGCAGCAACCCGGATGACCTTGTCCTCGGAAATCTCGCCTCGCACCATCGCACGCGCCTCGCGGATCGTCCGGTCCACAAGACCGTCGCCGCCAAGACCGTCCTCGTAAAACTCCAGCCCCCGTGCGGCAGCATCACGGATGTACGACGGAAGGCTCAGGCTGACTTGCCGTTCGCCTCCCGGTTCCATCTCCTCCGCAATCGACACGGCAACCATCTGATTGATGGCATCCTGCCTCGTCGTGTGGCAGCCGATGACCTCCCCGTCATCCTTCTCCACAGCCCAACCGGAACAGTCAGGATTATCGTTAGAGATGTAGTACGGCATTATCGGGTCTTCCGAATGTCAACGACGCCGACCTCCAAACCGCTAGGGTCGGAAACTGCCCACAGGTCATCATTCGGCTGCAATGTCAGCGCCAGAGTCCCACCTGGGTCAATGTGAATTCCGTTTGCCGTGCTGACCTCTGAGTTCCCGACGAAAATGTATTCGTTGGAAGACTTATTCATGTGGTGCAACGTCACTTCGTGCGGCATCGTGTCCGGCGCAACAATACGAATAGCCGTACCTAGAGTCAGCGTGAACTGTGCTTGCGTAACTGGCATCAGCCTTCCTCGGGTTCTGGGTCAGGCGGCGGCTGAAGCTGAACGGACGGCAATCCGGTCGATTCAAGGTCAAGGTCAAGCAACTGCGCGATGGACTCTGACGTGAACCCTGCGATGGTGAGCGACTGTGCGGCGCGCGCCTTTTGCTGCACAGAAATGACCTCAGCGTCCGTCAACGGAATGTTCTGAACCGGAACGCGGTACTGGTCCCCGTCCTCGACCGCACGCATGTCCTCCAGCGCGCGAACGTCGTTGACCGACATGTATCCGGCGAGCAGGGCCGACGAGTACGCCTTGGTGCGGGTGTCGAGGTCGGCCCGGACCAGCGAGGACAGGTTGAACCGGAGGAAAGTCTGCGGGTTCTGAAGCAGGTTGGAGAACGCAGTCTCAATCTTCTGCACATACGGCTGAATCGTGTGCTGAGAGAAGAAAAGCATCTGCTGTTCCACCGAAGCGTAAGAAACGGCCCCCGGCGTCGTCACGCCCAGCATGAACATCGGGACGCGGAAAATACGGGCGACCTCCTCAACGGCGAACCGGCGCTCGTCAAGAAGCTGAGAGTCCTGCGGGTCCACCGTCGTCGGCGTGAACTTTGCACCCCCGTAGAGGACGGCGGGACGGTGGGCGCGGCGCAGACCCTTGTGGTTCGCCTCCCAAGAGTTGACAATCTCGCGGGCCTGGTCGGAAGAAATCTCGTTCGGCCACTCAATAACGCCACCGGCATACGCGCCGTTGCCGAAGAAGCGGGCCGCATACTCCTCCAGCGCAAGGCCGAGTCCAAGGCTGTCCTTCGCCTTCTTGATCCGCGACACACCGCGAACATCACCGGGAAGCAGCATCTCCGTGATGTGCAGCATCTCGTTGGCCTGGTAGACCGTGCCGGTGGAGTGCATCCGGTAGAACTTGCCCTGCGTGCCGATGTACGGCTCAACGTCGGTCGGGTTTAGCACGTTCATCTCAACGATGCTGCCGTCCGCGTCGCGGGCAAGGTGGACGAAGGCGTGGCCGTCGAGGAGGAGGGAGACGATGACCTGCTGGTAGAACGTCGTGCGGTCAACGAGCATCGACGGGTTCTGCACCCACTCCTCGCGTGGCCGGTAGGGGAGCCGCTGGCCGTCGCGCCGGATGAACTGATCGACCGGCAGCGTAGAAATCGTGTCAGAAATGAGACGGACGCAGGCGTAGACGGCAGAGAGCCGCAGCGACGTGTCCTCGGTGACCGTTACCCCGGTGTAGGACGTGCGGTCGAACAGAGCGCCGGACCCCCACAGGCTTTGGAATGTGCCCCGTCGCTCAAACAGATTCCCGAGCATTAGCCACGCCTTTCAAGGGCCAGCCCGAACGCCAGCACGCCCAGCCCGCCGACGATGACACCCAACGCAGGCATCATCATTCCAGCTCCTACTGCCAGCAAAATGATACCCGTCGCCTGAAGCAGACTCGCAGTCATACGAAGTGAACTCCCGCCACAATCGGCTTAGTCGGATTCATGTGATGCCACGCCGCGCGGTTGTAGGCGATGACGGCAGCGATAGCCGCGTCAATCTTACGGGGCGAAGCCTTGTCTTCTTTGGTGATGTACGCGCCCTGCGCTGTTTCTTTCAGCACCGCATTGTCGATGTGCCGTGCCAAACCGTTATGCCCATCGTGGGTCAGGCCGTCGGCGACGACCGCCTGGTAGAACGACGAGCACGCCTCGGCCATCCGCTTGCGAACTGCCGTGTTGAAGGCCAGCACCCTGTCCTCCCCGTAGAGTTCGGCCCACCGCTGGAGCTGCTGCGACCAATAGGGCGGGTCAGCCGACATCTCCACGACCTTGAACCGTCGGAAAGCGTCCATGACGGCAGCCTCGACCGCGTCGTGATCGACCGTCCAAGAGGCGTTGCCACCCGGATGCTCCCACAGGCCGAGGACGAACAGGTGCGGTTGTTCAGAAACGGTTGCTCCGACAAGGGCGGTGGAGTCGCCGGAGTACGAACCGTCGAACCCGAGGACAATCGGAAGCCCCTCCGAAGGGGCTTCGGTACTAGTCGCAAGCCCCTCCCAAGCCCCTGGCGGCAGCCACCGTTCCTCGTCAGGCTCGGACCACATGTTCAGGTGATAGCGGGCAAACTCGTGCAGCGGAATCTCGCGGAATCGGCGCACGATGTCATCCCGGCGCTTCCACGGTTCGGGATTCGCATCCTTGACCGCCGCTGCGAGCACCTCCACCTGCTCTAGTTGGTCGATGTTCACCTTCGGCTCGCGCCAGTCGAACAGGAAACCCGGATCATCTACCTCGCCACCGGCCACGCGCTGCCCATACTCGTATTGAGTGAGAGCGACCGATTCGGCCTTCGGATTGCCCGCCGTCGTGATGGATAGGGACCATGCTCCGGCACGCTTGGCCAGCCCGTTCTCCAAGACAAGGTGGACGCGCTGCTTGCTGCCGGTCCACTCATGGGTCTCATCGAACACGCAGAAGGTCGGACGGAGGCCGTCGTTCGCACCCGCCACAGCAGGCACCCTGACCAGCAG